GCGGTCCTCGGCGGGAACGTCGTTCTCATCGAGGGTCTTTGCCGCGTCGTAGATGCCCGCGACGAGCTCTGCGCCCGTGACGGCTGCACGGGTCGCTGCCGCCGAGATGTCGATGGCGGTGCCTCCCTTTCCACCCGTGATGGTGGTGGAAGCGCGGGCAGCCAGGACGCCCAGGGCGATCAGGTTGCGGTCCATCTGCTTGGCAAGCGCGCGGCCGATCTCCGTCGAGTAGATCGCACGGACATCGTAGTGGTTGCGCGCCTCGTCAAGCTTGGCGATGAACGCGCTGGAGATGAGCTGGTCATCGACGTTGATGACGCGCTCAGCGTGCTTGATCTGGTTCAGGTAGGTGCCCGTCGGAACGCTGGTCGCGTTGGTGACGGCGCCGCCTGAAGTCGCAGCCGTGTACACGGTGCCCATCGTTCCGTCGATGATCGACGTGCCGGGGACGTGGTAGCCCGCGGTGGCGATGCCCGTGACCGGGAACTGGGCGGACTTGCCCTCGCTGATGGTGCGGACGGTGTGGAGCGGGAGCATGACGGAAGTCGTCTCGAAGGTCGAGAGGACTTCGCCAGCGAACATCTTGAGAAAGAGTGCGGTGTCGGTCGCGTAGGTCCCGGTCCAGCCGGTCGTGCCGTTGGTCTGGCCGAGTGCTGAGAGAAGCATTGGCATTGTTGTTTGCCCTTTGTGAAAGTGTGAAACGAGAAACTGAAACGATGCGGCTTGGTGATCGCTTCGAGTTGTCCGCCTCAGCGGGCTCTAGCTATGCCTTCGCCTGAAACGACAAGACGGCGTTTCCGCCGTCCTGTCGGGTGTTACTTGTCGTCCTGTCGAACGTAGCTCGGGGGCACCAGGTAGTACCCCTCGGGGATGCTGACGGAGTTTCCCGACAGCTCCCATTCCTCAGGGCTTGTCCCGGGCTTCAGCGTGTAGATCCTGCCCTTGAACCCCGGTCCCGTCCGCATCGGGCTGCTCTCGGGAACGAACACGGTCCTGTTCCCTCCGCAGCCACTCATCAATGCGACGGCCAGCGCGGCGCAGGCGCTCGACATCAGCCGGAGCGTCCATAGCCGTCTTTCCTTTGGAGATGCGCTGATCCAGCCACGCGAACAGCGCAAACGCCACCTGGGCGATGATCCGGTCGAGCATCGGATCACTTCTTCACCATCGTTCGGGACACGGTGTATCCCAGCGCCGACAGCACGGTGGCACCAAGTCCCAGGAGCTTGTCGCCCGTGGATTCCGCGGGGAACACCCCGCTGGCGAATGCGGCACCGATGAGCATGGCGACGAACGCCATCCAGAACTCCGTGGTCTTGTAGCCCGGCTTGATCTCGTTCATTGCGTTACTCCGAATAGCTTGCTTGACTTCATGCGCGCAGCGACATCGGCGCGGTACGCCGGGTCCTTCGCGTAGCGTGGATCTCGCATCGCGGCGGTCATCTCGGCCATCGAGCGGAAGCCGCTGCTCTCGTTGGAAGCGCGCGCCGAGATGAGCTTCGGCTCGACCTGGGCTTCGTATCTCGCCTTGAGCCCGTTCACCGCCAGCATCATCATCTTCGCATCGCCGGACTGCATCACCTGGTTGAAGGTGCTGATCTCGTCCGCGTTGAAAGCCTTTGACGCCCAGACAGCCATCTGCGCGTAGGACTCGGGACCGCCGACGGAAGCGACCACCTGTGCCTCCACCGCCTGCATCCGGTTCTCCGATGCAGCCTGGTGGTTGCTGATGTAGCTGTCCACAAGGGCGCGGGGAATGCCGCGCGACTCAAGCCGCTTGTAGGACTCGTCCGACAGCTTGCCGTTCTTGGTGAACTCGTCGGTGAACTCCTGGAAGCCGTTGATCGGGTCGCCCTCGGGCTTGGGGATCGTCGGATCTCCCGTGGGCTGCGGTGCGGCAGCTTCGGTCTTGGGCTGGCCGATCTTCTTCTCAAGCTCCGAGTAAGCCTTCGCAAGCTCAGCCGGGCTCTTGAACTTCTCGGGAAGCCACTCGGGTCGGTCGGCGTTGGTATCTGCGGCGCCGAACTGGATGCCCTTCTCCGTCGCCACCACGGGACGGTCCATCGCTGGATTCGCGGGCGCCTCGGTGTTGACGGGACCTGTCTCCGGACTCTGAATCGTGATGCTGTCCATGTTTCCTCTTTACTGCGGAGCCATAGGCTGAGCGCCCGTGGCTGCCTGGGTCATCTGAGCGACGAGCTGTGGATTGTCCACGGCTCCCTTCGCCACCGCGCCCATCAGGACAGGACCGTACTTGTCCTGCATCTGTGCCTGGCGGGCTGCCTCCATCTTAGCCTGGAGCTCTTCCTGGCTGATGATGAGTCCCTTCGTGTCGATGCCGAGCGATGCCGCGCGGCGCGCCAGGTATTCGGAGATGTTCACGTATTCCTGGAGCATCTGCGGACCGACGACCTGTGCGGCGCCTGCGAGGAACACGTCGAGCTTGTTCAGGTCGTTGCCGCGTCCCAAAGCCTCGATGCCCGTGATGATCGTGGGCTTGACGTACTTCTCCGGAACCTCTGGCAGTCGGTTGGCGCGCTGCATCCGTTCCATGACGCGGCGGACCAGGGGAAGCTGGAACTCCTGCGAGAGAACCGAATAGATGCCGCCTAGCTGGCGCTCGATGCTCTGGATGACCAGGCGCACCTCCTCCGCGGTCACGCGCTCGGCGTTGCGGATCGTCGCCTCGGTCAGCAGGAACGCGTAGCTCAGGCGCTCCTTGATCGTGTTCATCGTGAGCAGCGCCGTGTTCAGGTCCTGCCCCTTGTTGGCTTGCAATACGCCGACATCGAGGGGGTTGCCCTCGATGATGTCGCCGCTTCGCGCCTTCGCCAGCGTCCTCATGCGGGTGGACCCGTTCGGGTTCACCAGGAGCACAAGCTTCGCCGCGGCTGCGGACGCCTCGACAATCGCCTGGCTGAGCCCTTCTAGCGACCGTAGATCACCGATCAGCTCCTCGACGTAGGACCTTCCCCAATCCTCGCCATCGACGCGGCACATACGCAGCGGCATCCACGGGGCGCGCTCGGCTGCATACGAGCCCTTCGTGGACTCGATGGGCTTTCCGCCGATCTCCTGGACGACGCGGACCCTGCCGCGCACCCACTCGATCTTCGTGTACAGGTCAACCGTGTCGTCGTAGCCGGGCTTCGATAGATCGACGTACTCGGCGTATTCCTCGGGCAGCTCGTATGCGGAGACGGATTCCTTCGTGACGATGCACTTGGGATTCCCCATGCCGTCGCGCTTCACGACGTAGCTGTCCATGTGGAACACGCGCATACCGCCTTCGTTCGGAAGGTAGATCAGCACGTTGCCCGTCACGATCAGGTGCTTCAGCGCCTCGAACGTGCCGACGCGGATCTGCGTCGTCTCGATCTCCTGCATGACCGACCGCTCGATCTCCGACAGCGTGGCGTCGATCTCGGTCTTGATCTCATCCATCTCGCCCAGGGGACGAATCGCCATCTTGTCCACGACCAGGCGGAACATCGGCTGGTTCGGGGGCAGCAGGGACATCAGCAGAGCCGAAGCCAGGTTGTTCACGCCGCGGGCGCCGAGCCCCTGGTACGGGGTCGGGAAATCCGTCGATGACGTGCTTCCCGCCTCGGGCATCAGCATCGGGAGCGTCAGCTTCGCGCACTCGCGGGCGCGCTCAAGGTAGACATCCCGCTGCGATTCCAGCGACGTGTAGATGGATTCGGCTGTTTGCATGGTTTACCCGGGGATGTTGAGCCCGCCCGATCCCGCGCCCTCGTACGGGATGGTCAGCGCGGAACGGCCGCGACCACGGCGGGAATACACGTCATCGAATGCACTTGGCATACCCGATGAAGAAGAGGCCGGAGCCATCGGCTGCGAAGTCGTCACGGGATTGATCGGCGGACGCGGGGCCTGCGGGATCGGCGGCGGCGGCTCGGGAGTCGGCATCGGCGGGATTCTCGGGGAGCTACACATGGCTGACCTCTGTTCGGCGCTTCAAATGTTGTTCGAGGAGCTGGACCGTGGACCTCATGCCGCGGTAGTGCCATATCTCGCGGTCGGTCATGGTGAGCTCTGGGCACTTCTCGGGGATGCGCTTGTTCAGCGCATCCACCAGCTCCTGCGTCACGGGCAGCAGGATTTCCCGTTGTTTGGAATCCATAAGGTCCCTTTACTTGAGATACGCGAAGATGATCCCTGGCTTGTACGAGACGATGATCCTGTAGCCGGACTGTAGCGCGATGCTCTCGATCTGCCTGCGGTCGCTGGCGCGCTTGACAGCATTCACGACATCCTGCGGCCAGAGCCTGAAGTAGTGCGCTATGTCCTCGACGTAGCACTCGACCGCCTGGCCTTCCTTCAGGTTCTCCGCAAAGAACTTCGCCAGCCTGCGTTTGACCGCATAGCTGGCGAGCTCGCTCATCGCTTCTTCCGCCGCTTCTTCTTCTTCTTCGGCTCAGGCGGCTCGGGTATGACGAACACGTCCTCGGGACTCGGCTCGTCGTCCCACAGCGGACGCCAATCCGGGATGTCGAACAGGTCGATCTCCAGAAGGTTCCGGCGCACCATCTCCTCCATGTGCATGATCGCGCCGATGTTCCACCGCGCCGCAGCCAGGTGGTCCTCGTCGCGCTCACCCATCATGTACCGCTGTAGGTGGCGCATGGCTGAGTCCATGAACCGGGAGACGGGCTGACCCTTCTCCCAGTTTCTCTCGCCGTACTTCAAGGCGCCGCGCTCCAGAAGCACGGCATCCCGCGTCATCACGAAAGGGGACAGCAGATCGAACCGTCCCTTGCCCTGCCTGGTGTCCCGTCGGCTGCCCGTCGGGAACTCCTCATGCTGCCCGCTGTCCTTCATCACGAAGCCGTCGGTGGATTCCACAGCTTCACCTCCTTGTTGATCTTGTCGTACTCGCCGTGCCTGAGAATCCGGGAAACCCTCGCTTGCACCAAAGCAGATGCAG